ATGTATTTTAATTATAAAACAACACATTCATTTGTTTATAAAAGAAAAAAATTAGCAGACGGATCATACAAAACGGTTGAAAAAGATGATCAGTTTAATCCTCCTCAAGAAATGATGGAAGAAGGAAAGTTTGAAAAGGTAACTAAAAGAATTGACGTTTGGTATGATGGTGTTATGGTTATGGGAACTAATATTATTCTGCAATGGAAACTATCAGAAAACATGGTAAGACCTAAATCGTCTAATCAATTTGCTATGCCTAATTATGTTGCATCAGCACCTAGAATGTATAAAGGTTCTTTAGAGTCTTTGGTAAGAAGGATGATTCCTTTTGCAGACTTAATTCAAATGACACATCTTAAAATTCAACAAGTGGTATCAAGAGTTGTGCCAGATGGTGTGTTTATTGATGCGGATGGTTTAAACGAGGTTGATTTAGGAACAGGAAACGCATATAATCCTGAAGATGCATTGCGCTTATACTTCCAAACAGGTAGTGTGGTAGGAAGAAGTTATACTCAAGATGGTGAATTTAATAACGCTAGAGTTCCTATACAACAACTTACTTCAAATAGCGGGGCTAGCAAAATGCAAATGCTTATTGCTAACTATAATCATTATTTAGATATGATTAGAGCAGTAACTGGATTAAATGAAGCCAGAGACGGATCAACACCAGATCCTAACTCTTTAGTTGGTGTTCAAAAATTAGCAGCATTAAATTCTAATACAGCAACTAGGCATGTGCTTCAAGGCAGTTTATATATAACAAGAACAATAGCAGAATGTTTAGCTATTAGAACAGCCGACATATTAGAGTATGCGGATTTTAAAGACGAGTTTGCTATGCAAATAGGAAAGTATAATTTAAAAATATTAGAAGATATAAAAGATTTATACTTGTACGACTTTGGTATATTTATAGAAATGGCTCCTGATGAAGAGCAAAAAGCAATGCTTGAACAAAACATTCAAATGGCATTATCACAAAAAGATATTAGTCTAGAAGATGCTATAGACATTAGAGAGTTAAATAACCTTAAAATGGCAAATCAGCTTTTAAAGTTGAAACGTAAAAAAAGACAGGAAGCTGAACAAGCGCAACGAGAACAAGAACAACAGATGCAAGCTCAAATGCAAATGCAAGCTCAACAAGCTAAATCTCAAGGCGAAATGCAAAAGATACAAATGGAGTCTCAAGCTAAAATTCAATACAGACAAGCTGATGTTGCTTTTGAAATTGAAAAGCTTAAAAACGAAGCACAATTAAAAAGAGAGTTGATGCAAACTGAGTTTGAGTTTCAAATGCAATTAAAAGGCATGGAGCAACAAAACTTACAATCTAGAGAATCTGAAAGAGAAAAATCAAAAGATAAAAGAATAAGTCAACAATCAACTCAAACATCTAAAATGATTGAACAGAAAAAAAGAGACTTACCTGCGATAAATTTTGAGTCAAACGAAGATAGTTTGGATGGTTTTGATCTGGCGGAGTTTGAGCCAAGATAGGCTAAAAAAATAATATAAATATTGTTTAACTTTGTATAAAATTTAATTAAATGGAAATAAAAGTCAAAGACCTTGGATTGGTTGAAGAAAAATCCCGTGCTGAAGTTGAAGAGCAACTTTTAAAAAAGCATGAAGAAAAGTTTGAAGATACTCCACAACAAGAACAAGTTGCGGAAAAAGTTAACACTAACGAACCTGTTCAGGAAAAGAAAACTGAACCTGTAGAAGATAAAACTCCGTCATTAGAGTTAAATGATGACAACGTTCTTTCTTATATTAAAGATAGATATAACAAAGACATAAATTCAGTTGACGAACTGTTTGCGGAAAAAGAGGCAAACGAACCATTACCTGAAGATGTGTCTGCGTATTTAAAGTACAAAAAGGAAACCGGTAGAAACATACAGGATTTTTACAATTTGCAAAAAGACTATGATTCTATGGATGACAATTCTGTACTTGCTAACTATTACTCTAACACTGAAGAAGGGTTAGACGCAATAGATATTCAAGATATTATTGAAGATAAGTTTGATTTCGATGAAGAAATTGACGATCCAAAAGATATTAAGAAGATTAAGTTAGCGAAAAAACGAGAACTTGCGAAAGCGAAAAAGTTTTTGAATGAACAAAAAGATAAATATAAAATCCCTCTTGAGTCAAGCGGGGATGGGTTGTCTGCTGATCAACAAGAAAATTTAAATGCTTATAAGAGTTATATTGATGAGTCTAAAACTACGCAAGAGCAAAACAAAAAGAGGTATGATTATTTCTTAAATAAAACCAACGAGGTTTTTAACAATGAATTCAAAGGTTTTGATTTCAAAGTTGGTGAAAATAATTTTACTTACAAGCCGGGTACAGCTGATGAAGTTAAAAATGTTCAAAAAGACATTGGTAATTTTATTAATAAGTATACGGATGAAAAAGGTTTAATGTCAGACGCTAAAGGTTATCACAAAGCTTTATCTGTTGCCATGAACCCTGATAAGTTTGCTCAGTATTTTTACGAACAAGGTGTTTCAAATGCCGTAGACAATGTTACTAGAAAATCTAAAAACATTAATATGGATATGAGACAGGCTCCACAAGCCGTTTCAAAAGACGGTATGAAAATAAGGCCAGTTGGAAATACAGATAGTGGAAGAGGACTCAGAATTAGAAGTATTAAAAAAAGTTAAACTAAAAAAATTAAAAAACAATGGCAGTAAATTTAACCCCAGGTTTTGACTTACAACCAAGTGCACAACAAGTGCCTGTAAGTACAAACTACATCAATAATTTTGATTTCTTAAATCAGTATCTACCTGATACTTATGAAAAAGAATTCGAAAGATATGGTAACAGAACAATTGCATCTTTCCTTAGAATGGTTGGTGCAGAAATGCCTTCTAACTCTGACCTTATTAAATGGGCAGAACAAGGAAGACTACACATTAAGTACACAGGATGTACTTCAGGTCAAGCAGCAGGAGTTGCAGAAGGGACTTGGACTATTCCTAACGCTAACTTTAATCCAGCGCTAGGATCACAAAACACATCAGCTTTAAGAGTTGGGCAAACAGTTATGATCAGCGACAAAACTCCTGGTTCTAGCTTGTCTAACAAAGGTATTGTAAAAACAGCATCGGTAGCAGGTGGAGCTCAAACAGTCGTGATAGCTTACTATGAAGCTGGAGGTCAAGCAATGGCAACTGGTATAGAATGTGATATATTTATATATGGATCAGAATTCAACAAAGGAACAAACGGGATGGTTGGTTCTAATGAATCTGATGACTTAATTTTCGACAACAAGCCAATTATTATCAAAGACAAATATTCTGTTTCTGGTTCTGATATGGCTCAAATCGGTTGGATCGAAGTTTCAGGTGAAGATGGCGTAAGCGGATACCTATGGTATTTAAAGTCTGAGCATGACACTAGATTAAGATTCGAAGACTACTTAGAAACAGCAATGTTAGAAGCAGTTCCTGCTGATGCTGGATCTGGTGCTGGAGACCTTTTACAAGGAGCAAATGCTGGAGCATCTTTAGCAAACCTTAACGGTTCTGATGGTGTATTCTATGTAGTAGGAAACAGAGGAAACGTTTGGGGTGGAGGAAATCCACAAACACTTTCTCAGTTTGATAGCATTATCCAAAGACTAGATAAACAAGGATCAATTGAAGAAAATGTAATTTTCGTAAACAGAGAATTCTCTTTCGATATTGACGATATGCTTGCGTCTCAAAACTCTTACGGAGCGGGAGGTACATCTTATGGTCTTTTTGACAATGACAAAGACATGGCTTTAAATCTTGGATTTACAGGATTTAGAAGAGGTTATGACTTCTATAAGTCTGACTGGAAATACCTTAACGATCCTACAATGAGAGGTGACGTTGTTGGTGGAGCAATCAATGGTCTATTAGTACCAGCTGGTTCAACTACTGTATACGATCAAATCTTAGGTAAGAATGCTAAGAGACCTTTCTTACATGTTAGATATAGAGCTTCAGAAACTGAAGACAGAAGATATAAAACTTGGATTACTGGTTCAGCTGGTGGAGCAAGAACTTCTGACTTGGATGCAATGGAAGTAAACTTCCT